CCATTTAGACTGTGTCATAACAAACATGAGGTTTTATTTATCGTCAGGTTTCCTACCTCAAGACTGACGTTGTTAATGAATATGTTTATCTATTTACTTGTTTATTCTTTGTACTAACTGTACTATTCTATAGTATTGTTTCCTATTTTTGGAATATTTTTATTTTTCTAGCTGGCAAAATAATTTCTACTATGCCTGTTGTAGGGGGTATAGGCAACCTCTACTCATGCCACAGGGGCCAAAATTCTATGACCTCCCATACTCCACGAACACAGAACTTTTAGGTAGGGGTACCATCAAAAATTCAGTATGTCAAACCAAGCGGAGGTCAAAAAAATTTTACCAAAAAAAATTTTTCACATTTAAGATTAATTTGTATATTTGTCAAAACTTTTTTATGAGAAATATAAATGTAACTCTTGGACTAGCTTTAGCTATACTTGTTATGCTTTTCCTTCTACTTAGATCTTGTGGTAACGATAAGATTAGTGATCTTGAATCACAGATTACCTTATTAAAGGGTACTAACGATAGTTTGTATACTTTGACGAATAAATTAGGACAAAAGGTTACTTCACAGGAAGCTGAGATAGTAGAATCTAAAGAAGCACTGAGTGTATATGCTGATAGTATATTTAAGTTACAACGTAAGCATGAGAAGCAGATAGCTGCAACTATAGCGTATTGGAAATCAAAGATTGATGTAAGTATAGTAGAAGTACCAATGCCTTATTTAGATACACCTGGAATGAGAAGATTTTCAGATAGTATTAGATTATTATGTAAAGATGTACTACAGTATATGGAGGATAGTACAATAACTATACCTAGAACTGCTAAGATTGATACACTTGGAATTAATGGTAAGTTTACTATAGGTAAATCCTCACTAAAGATTGATACACTTAATATAGTAGATACCATGCATACTAGAGTTGTAGAGGTAAAGGGTGGATTCTTTAAGAGAAGGGAGATTGGATCTAAGAAGATACAATTCTATAAAAGGAAGAGTTATGAGGTACAAACTATGCATACTTCCCCATTATTTAATACAACTTGGCAAAAGTCATATATTTATGTACCTCCCAAGAAGTTTCTACTACCAAAGATAGCAATACCACTAATTGGAGGATTTTTACTACTTAATACAATATTATAATATGTGGCTAGATATAATGAAGCTGATATTTGATTTTATATCAAACTCAGAGAAGATGAAAGCTGATAAGAAACTAAAGTTATCTGAGGTATTCCAGGATATAAGTGATTTACTAGATGAGACAGTAGATGATCTTAATAATGACATATATCCACATGGTAAATGTGTATCTATGGCAAATCTTGCAGATAACATGACAGATCTAATGAAAGGATATCTCGATGAGAAAAAGCTAGAGGAACTAGTATTTATGTTAAAAGATGCATGTAGACTTGAAAAAGAGTTTGCTACCAGAAAAGATCCTGAATCAATTTTAGATATACAGACTACTGCAGGCATGTTTAACTCATTCTCTATAATGTATAAAATTGTTTAAAAATAATTTTGGAAATTAAATTTAATATCTATATATTTGTAATATGATAAAAGAACTATTCAAATTCCCTATTATCATGATAGATGGTAATATTGAGGAGAAAAAACAAAAAGACAGTGAAATGCTAGGTTTATCTCTTGGTGAACCTGAGCCAGATATTATTTATGGAGAAGCAGAGTGTCCTTACTATGACTTTCTCTCTATATCTGATAGATGGTTACCTACAGATGAATCCTTTGATAAAGCAAAGAATGGAGAATTTGATGCATGTAATGTAGTCTTTTTAAATTCAGGTGGATATATTGTACCTATGTCAAAAGAAGAGTTCAAAGAAAAACTAAATGAGTTTATAGACAGTATTAGTGAACCTCCAGTAAAAGAAACTAAAAAGGGTAAATCTAAGGTTTCCACTGATGTAAAAATACTAAGACTTAGTGAGAAGGATCTATTAGATATGCTAGGTAAAAAATTATTAGAGGATGCTGAAGATAACAAAGATGAAGAGTTAGATATAAAATAGACTTCTTTATATGGAGATTAAAGTATTTAAAAAAATAAAGAAGATGCTGGCATCAGATGATGAAGAGCTGATAAGACTAGCTTATGAGATACTTTGTCATCATGAAGAAGATAAAGATAGAATAGAGATGATAGTTCTAGCTTATATAAATAAGAAGTTTATACCTGATTTTACAAATGGAGAAATTGAGTTACACAAGAATCTTTTCCCCTTTGATACAAAAGGTTATAATAAATCTCCTATATCAAGTAAGCATCCATATGACTTTAATATGAGTTTATCTTCATATGGATCAAATATAAAGCCAACTTATAAGGTAATAAATTTAAAAAACAAAAATCAACAAAAATGACACAGAAAGCAAAAGGGCCTGTCTCCAAAATGACAGAGGAACAAGAAATGATGAGACTTCAAGTAGTAGATCTAGAATTAAAAGCTAGGTACTGGAAAGCTCAACATGACATTAGATACTTCACTTTGGCCGCAGAAGGTCTACAAGAAGATTATGAGAAGTATCTAAATGAACAAGAAACTAAAAGAAACGAAGCAATGGATAAACTTCAGAAAGAGTTAGAAAGAATTAATTCTGAAGAGCAATCTAAATTAGATGAACTTAAAACTGTAGAAGAAGATGGCAATTGATAAACTCTCTGACCACTATACATCAGCAGAAGCATATACAGATCTAGATGGTCAATCTAGACAGTTTACCTTTATAGATCACGATAAGAAATCAAAAATAAGTGCTCTTAAACAAACTGAAGAAGAAGTACAAGAAATAAAAAATAGTCTAAATAACTATAGAACTAATCTTGTAAATAGAATTCTTGAAATACCTGCTTCTCTTTGCCCATTTGAATTTGTAGACTTTACTATAAGAGGTGAAGCTATGGATAAGATTGAATGGAATAAGAAGATGTTAGAGGATGAGGGTTTTCCTTTAAGTAATCTTATGTCTTTATGCACAATTCTTGAAAACAAGTTTGGTGTATAACTTTATAAGTTATAATAACAAGATATATTATTTATCCAAAATAAATTTGGAAAATTAATTTATTTTCAGTATATTATAGTAAAGAAAACCAACATGAAAATAAAATCTTTTTCAGATAAGGTTCTTTTAACGAAGAAAAGAGATGTTCTTAAGTATCATCTATATTTAAAGTTTTTACAGAATAATATCAAGTCATCAGAGAATGATATAGATATTATAATAGAGCTTTTTTTGTTTGGAGGCTATAACAATAGTGAACAACAATCAAGATTTATTAAACTATGTATAGAGAAAAACTATAAGAAGACAGATCAAAGTGTAAGGAATACTTTATCAAAATATACAAATATTGGAATATTTGAGAAGCCTAAAAATACAATCTTAAAAGTAAGTGATGTATTTATTCCATCTTTAGATTTTGATAAACTAATTATAAATCATGTAGTTAGTCATGCAGAGTAACACTAGTGAGATATATAAACTAACTTCAAAAAGAACTGGTAAATCTGAACAAAGTTATAAGGATATCGGAAACTTTATATTCTCAGAACTATATAAAGAACAGAAGAGACCCTCAAAACTAATTATAAAACTAAAAGGTTTAGGGTCCTTCTTCCTGAGAAAGAAAAGAGTTCAGGAAATAATGAACTGTTATCCTAAAGAGTTTTCAAGAACAAAGGAGGATTTTTCTTCTGAAAGACAATTCTTAAAGTATGAGAACAAGAAGGAAATCCATGAGATCTTTACAGAAAGGCTAAAAGATTACGAGGAATATCTACAAGAAAGAAACCAAATAAGAAAAAAAAGATATGAAACTCAAGTATTATTGGAACCTACTGAGGGGAAAGACTAAAGCTCTAAACCCAGCTAAACTTACTTTTAGAAATATATATGCTGTAATACAGTCAATTTTTAGAAGAAGTATACAAGGCTTTTCTATACAAACTCATATTTATGAGCAAGCTGTATGGAGAAGAACACAAGTAATGTTAAAATCACCCCAGTGTTGGGAGGAAGGCAACTGTATACATTGCGGTTGTGAAATGCTAGGTAAAACAATTGAGGATAGAGGTTGTGAAAATGAACCTAGATGTTATCCTGATATGATGGGTAAAAAGGAGTGGAAACAATTTAAATTATCTAATAACATTAAAATTTTTGAGTAATGTTACAACCAAACCAACATTTAATCTCTTTAGGAGATTTAAAGTATGGACAACCATACAGTTTTAAGTATTCATTAAAGAATGCCTCTGAACAACCAATCACAGTAAACCGAGTAATGGTAGGCTGTGGTTCATGTACAACTGCAAACATCCATAAGTTATTAATCTCTCCTGGTGAAGAAACTGACTTAGATGTAGTATTTACTCCTGGATCTACAGGAATACAAAGAAAAGGTATCACTATCCAATATAATGATACTGATTCAGTTGTACTAAATTTCACCGCAAGTGTAAATGAGTAAAGTACAATTTATTCAAGATTCTCACAGGTATGTTTCAGATGATGGATCAGAATTGATATCTGTCTCTAAATTTACAGAGAGATTCAAAGAAAAGACTGATTGGAAAAAGGTAGCAAATAAAATTGCAAAGAAAGAGAGTGCCAACGGTAATCCAACAACTACTGATGATATATTGAAGAAGTGGGAGAATAAAAGAGATATATCTGCAAAGGTTGGAACAATGTATCATAACATCAGAGAGCAGGAACTCCTCAATTTAGAGGGGTCTCCTGTTTTCTATGAAAAGGAATGCTCTGTTATGAATCATGAATTTGAAGGAGAAAATAAATATTCAATTGATATCTCGTGTCTACAAAATGATACAGTTTATCCAGAATTGATGATTTATGATTTTGATAATATGATATGTGGACAATCAGATAAAGTTATTATAGTAGATAATAAGATACATATTTGGGACTATAAAACTGATGCTGAGATAAAATTTAGCTCTTTCTCATCAAAGTGGGTAAAACCTAAAAAGTTATTAGGACCACTATCACATCTAGATGAATGTAATGGAAACATATATTCTATAAAGATGTCAATATATATGTATCTTTTATGGAAAGCTAATAAAGGAAGATTTAAACCTGGTGATATAGTAATAGAACATATACATCTCAAGAGAGATCCAGAGAATGATAATATTCCAGTACTTATAGATGATAAACCATTTGTAGAGAAGATTGAGACAATAACTATTCCATATAGAAGAAAAGAGGTAATTGAAATGTTAAAATCTTTAAAGAATGATTCCTAAGATACTAGAATATGAAGAGGATAGAATAAAAGTTACAGCACAGGCATATGCAATACCTGAGATAAAAGATATTATTGATAAATATGATATGGGTGCTGAACCATATCTTATGTTTGTATATGCTATGTCAGCAGTTGATTCTCCTTATATAAACATTCCAGAAGAAGAAAAAGTTGAGAGTATTGTATATGATATAAGCTATACACTAGGTCAATTTGATTATGAAGAAGAGCTACTTACAATAGCTATAGATAAACTTAAATCTTTATATTCTTCTCCAATTGTTTTACTTGCAAATGAACTAGAACAAGAATTACATAGACTGAGAAAGTATTTAAGAGATACTCCAGTTGTAGGTGGATCAGAAGGAAACTTTAGAGAAAGAATGTCTCTTATGGAAAAGATTGATAAGATAGCCAATTCTTATCAGAAGGTTAGAAAACAAGCTGATGAAGAATTAAAAGTTGCCACTAAAGGAGATCATGAAATAGGAGAGTACTAATTATGATAAATAAAATTTGGGAATTTCCTTTAAAGATACAAAAGATAGATACTTCAAAAGAAGGTATTGAATATGAAGTATTTGAGAAAGAGGAAGATTTTGAAAAGTTTGTAAGATCCCAATTTAAACTTCCAGGAAAGTATAACCTTAAGAATACAAAAAGATGGCAAGATGTAGGAAGGCAATATGCAAATAGTGTAAATAAACCAAACTTTGAAGGAGGTCAATATACAAAAGCAATTAAGGGAACTCATAAATATAAACAGTTTTGGTCAAACGAGAAAGAAAAAGTAAAGAATGGAGTTATTATAGATAATATCTATATACCTCCATTTTATTATTGGTACCTAAACTTCTGCCCTATATATAATGATGTTGTAGGAAAGAAAATGTTTGGCAATGTATGGGATAGTGATCTTTGGTTCTTTCATTATATAACATTATGCATGGTGACTGGAAAACATGCGTGTATTGTAAAAACTAGACAAAGAGGTTATTCATTTAAGATAATGGCTCTTTTATACTGGAGTTACTCTTGGTTTGAAAGCTCAGTAAATACAATTGGTGCATATAAAGAAGAGTATACTGTAAAGTCTTGGAGGTTCTTAGAGTTTTATAGAAAACATTTGAATTCAGGTGCAACTGCATGGAAAAGAGGACCAATTGTACCAAAATCACTAGAGTGGTATGAAAGAACTCCACTAGTTGACGGAGGTTATGTAGGATTGGATAGTAAGTTATCTGCAACTACATTTAAAGTATCTCCTGAAAATGGTGTAGGTGGATCTCAAACAATATTCTTTTATGAAGAGGCAGGGGTTGCACCAACTCTTTTACAAACTTTAGGTTATATTAGACCAGCTCTTGAAAAGGGTAATAGAACTACAGGTTTAATTATTTGCAGTGGATCAGTTGGTGATCTAGATGATGCAGAAGATATAAAAGAAGTATTCTACAATCCTGAATCACATAACTTTCTTGGTATAGAGAATATATGGGATGATAATGAGATGAGAGGAAGACCATGTGGTTTATTTGTATCAGAGGCTTATAATTTAGAAGGTTTTATAGATGAAGAAGGAAACTCAAATGTAGATAGTGCTACAGAATTTGTTTTAAAAAATAATGAGGCCATCAAGTCAAAGAAAAGAAAAGATCTTGCACAACTTGATATATCTCAAAAGCCACTAAGTCCAAAAGAAGCATTTGCACAAAGAAAGAGTTCTGAGTTTCCAATAGATCAACTTCTTGCACAACAAGATAGAATCAAGTTAAAAGATAGTGAGAATAAATGGAAATTTAAACCTATAAAGTGTGTACTATTTGAAGATGAATCAGGAAAAGTAAAATTAAGAACTACAAATCTTCCTGAAGAACATAAGTATCCAATTATACCAGACTGGGAAGATAAAAGAGGTGTGGTCACAATATATGAAATGCCTGAGGAAAACCCAAAGTGGTTAACTAACTTTGCAGGAGTGGATACAGTAGAGGTAGATGTTACAACTACATCACATTCAGTAATGTCTGTGGATATCTACAAGAGAATGGTAAAGGTTAAGTATAAAGATACTGATGGTAAAATAAAAACAAGAATTGAGGGAGGTAAGATTGTAGCTACATACAGAGGAAGATATGATCCTGTAGAGAGGGGAAATGAACAAGCTTGGTTACTTGTAAAACTATTTAATGCATTTACATATGTAGAGAGATCTAAACCTAATTTCATAAATTATATGAAAAGGAATGGTAGAGCAGAAAAATATTTGGCAAAAGAGTCAGATGTTACTATATTTAAAGATCTAAACATAAATGCAGGTTTATCAAATTCAAACTATGGTTTTATAATTTCTCCACAAAATAATATGTGGAAGATATTAAAAAATAATGTGAAAGAATACTTTCAAACAGAATTTGATAGAAGAGAGAAGTCTGATGGTGAAGTCCTTAAAATATATACAGGTATAGATAGGACAGATGATTATTGGTTGATTGAGGAGTATGTAAGATATAATGAGAAAGATAACTTTGATAGAATTATTTCTCATAGTGCAGCAATAACAATAGGTAAAGTTTATGAAAGTGAACTTGGAATTCCTACTGTAAATGAAGTAAAAGAAGAACCAAAGGAACAAATTTATATACCTCCTAAAAAGATATCATTATTGGGAGGAAATAAAACAAGTAGAAATTTATACACAAACAAAAGATTTAAAAAATCTTATACAATATTATAATTATGGCAAACAAATTAATTTGGGGTTCTGATTTATATAAAGGTTTTAAACTAGATAGCAATGCTTTACTTGGAGGTAATATAGATGATTTACTTCCTTTTCAGATGTTAAGTCTAGAAGAGAAAACTAATGACTGGGTAAGAGCAGTTGCAGATTATTATGAAATGGCAGGATGGTTAAATGTAGAGAGAAGAGCTGGTAGGATTCAGAAGAACTACTGGATGAGATATGGAAAACTTAATCAATCAGACTATATAATCAATCCTGATATAAATGAATATTCTCAGGCAATTGGAATGATTGTACCTCAAGAATCACAATCTCCTCTTGAACAATTTTATCCTCTTGTTCCAAACTTTATAGATGTACTGAGAGGTGAATTTATTAAAAGAGAGAATCAGTGGACAGTACAAGCAGTAGATCAATACTCTATAGATGAAGCCTTTAAATATAAACAAGAAGAATTTACAAAAATTGTACAGGAGTTTGCACTTGTAGAAAAAGAGAGAGCATTAGCAACAATGGGATTTTCACAAGAAAAAGATCCTGAGGCATATCAACAAGAGCTTGAAAAAGCTATGGCAAAGTTTCAAGAGCTTGAGATGAGCAGTAGAAGTTATAGAACAACTGGTGTAAAATGGGCAGAAAAAGTATTAAGAATACAAGAGAGAAGATTTGATCTATTTGAAATTGAACCAGATGCATTTGAATCAATGTTAATTACAGATAGTGAGTTCTGGCACTTAGATCTTTTAGATGATGACTTTAAACTAGAATTGCTAAATCCTAAATTCTGTGATTACCATAAAGGTCCAAATGTTAAGTATGTAAGTGATGGTGATTATTTTCTATGGTTTGACTTTATGTCTTCTGGAGATATAGTTAATAGATATGGAAGAAGAATGAAAGAAGAGGACTTAGTTAAACTAAAAGAGATATATGTAAAAACAGCTAATATAATTGTTCCAGATTATCTAAAGAGCCATCAAGGATCATATTATGATACTTCTAAAAATTGGTTAGATGCAACAGATATGAATCCTGTAATGAATGATGCATTACTTGGAAAGGAACTTGCATATAATTTTATGAGAACTCCAAACTTTGATCATAATCAAGAAGTTGATTTACTTAACCCTGTTTGGGGAAGAAGAGTTACTGGTCAACCTCAAATGTTTAGAGTAATGAGATTGTACTGGAGAGCAATGAAAAGAATTGGATGGTTAACAAAAGTAAATAGAGATGGTAGTTATGAAGAGTCACAATGGATAGATGAGAACTTTAAAGTAACTATTGAACCAAAATATGATACATCTGTAAATAAGAAAAAAACAAAAGATAATCTAATTTATGGTGAACATGTTGATTGGACATGGGTTCCTGAATGGAGACATGTAATTAAGATATCTCCAAATCAGAAACATACATTCTGGATGAATTCTCAGAATACATTACATTCAATTTATATTGATGGAGAACCTGTACAATTCCAATTCAAAGGAAGAAATAATCCATTTGATTCTCTTCCTCCTGTAGAAGGATGTACATTTAGTCATATCAATACATCTACACATTCTCTAGTAGATAGATTGAGACCATTCCAAATTCTGTATAACATTGCAATGAATAGAGTCCCTAAGAAAATCCTAAAAGATTATGGAACTAAGATTGCAATAGATAGAAGAATTATGTCTACTAACAATCTATCAAATTCTACAAATACTGTAGATCCAATGGAGGCATATGATGAAAAGCTTAGAGAATCAGATATATTTGACTACACTTTATCTAGAGAAGCATTAGATGGAGTAGGTCAACCTGCACTTCCACAAGTATTAAATTTAACAACTGTACAAGAATCACAGTTCTATTTACAACTTTCACAAATGTTAAAGATGGAAGCAGGTGAGGTTATAGGTATTACAAGAAATAGACTTGGTCAAGTTAAACCTTCTGAAACAGCTTATGGAATACAACAAGGTATACAGCTTTCAGAAACTCAAACAGAAAAGTATTTTGAACAACACTCAAACTTAATGCAGAGAGTTAGACAAAGAATGTTGGATGCTGCTCAATATTACACTACCTTTGTAGAGAAATCTAGAGATATATACATGAATGATAAAGATCAAAATGTATTTCTAGAAATAGAGGGTATGGAAAATTTACTTCCTCATTATAACATATTCTTACAAACAAGAGCAAATGTAAGAGGTGCATTACAAATGATAAGTCAATTCTTACTTGGTGAAAATACACTTCCAATCAAACCTTCTGCAAAAATAGAAGCTATAGTACAAACATCTATACCTGCTATTATTGATCTTGTTAAGAAGGGTGAAATTGAACAAATTGAAAGAGAAGAAAGACAAAGAGCTCACGAACAAGAAATGGCAGATAAGCAAGCTCAAAGCAATGAAAAAATGCAACAAGAGAAACTTGCATATGAAGCTGAACAAGCAGAACTTGACAGACAGAAAGATCTTGAAGTTGCTACAATTAGATCACTTGGAGGAATTCAGTCTGATAATAATCAAAATAATGTTGTTGATGCAAATGAAAATCTTAATGCTTACTTTAAGCAAAAAGAACTTGATAACAAATCAAAGTTGATATCAGACCAGAATAATATCAAGAGACAAAGTGAAGTAAATAAAATGGTAATAGAAAAAGAAAGAATGAATACAGAGTTAGAAAAAGAAAAAATCAAAGGTGATTTTGCACTTAAAGTAGCTAAGGAAAATAAAACAAATGCAGAGATTAATAAAAATAAAAAATAAATTAGTTTATATTGTAAAATAGACATATTCTAAATAATAATATATTTGGAAAATTAACTTAAAATGTTTATTATAAAATTGTAAGTAAAAAACCAACATATGAATATTCAAGATCTAGATCCACAACAATATGTGGACTTATTTGGAGGCGATGATGTACAAAAACCAACTCAAGCAAATTTTGGTTCAGAATTAATTGATGTAGATTTATTATCTGGACAAACTAAGCAAGAAAGTTCTTTAAAAGAAGGTGGTCAGCAAACTCAACAATTACCTGACAATCAAGGAGTTAAACCTGAAGAAAAAAAGGATGAATCTCTAAAAGAAGTAGATTTACTTGGAGAAAATATTCAACCAAAAGGTACTCCTGGTAGAAAGCCAAAGAATGACTTTGCTGATATATCAGGTTATTTTGAGGACAGGTTAAAAGCTGGAAAATTTGTTCCTATTGAACAAGAAACTGAAACTGGAGAAAAGACATACTTTGTTCCACAAACTCCTGAGGAATTTGATCAAGTAATTGATCTCCAAGTAGATTGGAAAGTTCAACAGATTCAGAATCAAATAGAACAAGGTTGGTATAAAACAAAATCCCCTGCATGGCAAGTAGTTGCACAATATGCAGAAATGGTAGATAATCCTCAAGAACTTATTCCTTTTATACAAGGTGTTCAAGGGATGCAGATTATAGGTAATATAGATGAAAGTACACTTGAAGGAGCTGAAGCAATTGTAAGATACAGACTTCAAGCTAGAGGAGAAACAGATGATATTATCAATGATCAAATTGAAGCTCTTAAAACTAATGATAAACTAGTAACCACTGCTCAAAAGTATAAACCAATGTTGGTTCAGGAAGAAGAACAAAGGTTAGCTCAAATGCAACAACAAAAGCAATATGAGAATGAGCAATACTTACAAATGGTTCACTCAATTAGAAATAATGCAATCAATACAATCGAAGCTCCTTTATATGGAAAGAAGCTTAGGAATGAAGAGAAAGCAGTAATCTATGATCTGATTGGAGAACCTTCTCCTGAAACAGGTGGATATCAAATTTATAATGCAATTGATCATCTTTTTGAATCAGGAGATTTTGAAACACTTAGACAAATAGCTCTTTTAGTTTCTAAAAAAGAAACATTCTTTAATTATGTAAGTGACGGAGCATCAAAGAAAACAGCTGCCGCACTTCAATCTAAACTTAGAGTTGCTACAGAAAGAAACATTGGAAAAGACAACTCTATAGAAGATCAGAGAATTGCAATGAATAAAAATCAATTCACTGGTAAACCTAAATTCGGAAGATAAATTTAAAATAAAAATAAACTATGATACAAACTTCACTACAAGGACTAGGTACTTTGGGACATCCTGGTATCTTTATTGGACAGACAAGGTCTCTTGGTATAAAAAACCATGTAGATATTCCCTATGTAACAGCTATTTCACCTGAAAAACCATTGGATTTTGGTGTTTTGGATCTTTGGGCTTTGAAACAAAGAACTGATTCTCCACTTTTGACAATGGCTATTGACAATGCTCAAGTTGTTTATACAGGTGCAGATCATTACACTTTTGAACTTCCTTCTGCTGCAGACGCTACAACTCGTCTTGTAAGTGGTGGATTGGATAAAGATAAGATTGGACTTGATGGAGAAGAGATTCCTTTTGTTGTTACAAGAAGAGATCTTGCTCCTGGTTCAATTTTCAAATTTGATCTGACTTCAAGAGTATCTTTCACAGTTGTTGATAGACCTATTGAACAACTGGGTGAGCACTATAAATTGTGGGCAGTATTGAATACTAACGCTCAAGTTAAATATGTAACTAAAGCTGAATTCCAACCTCAAAGACAAATCATTAAGTTGGCTGATATTAGAGGTCTGGATTTCTCTTCTTACAAATCTACTTGGAGTGTAAGTGGTGTTCCTTCTCTTGCTAAATATAAAAACTATCTTTCAAATGCTCTTTTGCAACAATCTTACAGAGTTTCTTCTGGTGCTGTAGAGTATCTGAATAGCAACACACGTTTTGATCAAAAGCAAGTTAACATGATGGAACAAATGACTCTTCAGTTCTATCAAGTAAGAGGTATTGCTGATAACAAAGTTATCAACATGACTAATCCTGATAACTACAAAGCTTATTGGGATAGACTTCAAGAGGAAAAAGCAAAAGGTAATGGTGAAGCTGCTTTTGTAAACTTGCTTGATAGTATTGCTATCAACATGTTGCTGAAACAAAACAATGACTTGATGATTTGGTCTGACCAAGTTAATCTCCTGAGAGATGGTTATGATACAACTCGTCTTGTACCTGGTGTTTGGTTCCAACTTGATCTTGCTGGTTATAAGCACACTTACTCTATTGAAAGCTTTACTCTGGATACAATTACAGATGCAATTAAAGATTTTGAATTTGGTAAAGTTCCGCTTCGTGAATCAATCTCTGATAATACTTATGTTGTTAAGACTGGTAGAGGTGGATCTGAATTGTTCTATCAAGCATTCATGAAAAAAGGATTCCAAATTCCTGCACAAGTTCATAACATGGATCATGGATTTATTACTGGTCAGGCTAATAACCTTACTTACAATGCTCCAAGATTCACCAGATATCAAATTCCTAACATTGGATACCTCGAAGTACAATGGGAGCCTGGATTTGATCCTGTAAAAGCTGATGAATTTGTAAACCCTGTTCTTGCTTCTGGTTACAGACTCTCTTCATATACAATGTTGATTGAAGATTATAACACATCAAGAGACAACATTGCAATTATCAGAAAACAAGGTTCTAAATTGAGAATGATGGTTGAAGCTGGTGAAGATACCCATCCTCTGTTGAGAACAAGTACTTCAATCAATGGTCAGAATATCCAAGTTACAAATTCTAGTGATGAACTTTCTGGATATCAAGTTAAATTTGTAGGAAGAGCTGATACAGCTGTAGTTAAAGATCCTACCAAGTTGTTAAAACTTGTTCCGAAGAACCCTAGAACTGGTATTGCAGCTCTCTAAGAAATCAAGGTAGTTTTCTACCGTAAAGATGGGAAGGCTTCCTGGTAAAGCAGAAAAAGAAGGAGATGTAATTGTTAGATACAGTGGTGTCTCCGAACCATTTAAAAGAGTCTCTGATAGAGAATGTAAAAAAGTAGGTGTTGATGGTAAAGGTGAAGCTAGACTGGTATTTAATACTGGACTAGATGACAAAAAAGTAAAGTTCTTTAAATGGTTTACAGATGCTGAAAAGAAGATCTTTGAAAAAACAATATCAAATCTTAAATCTCTAATTATAGATTTTTATGGAGGTGAAGATGTTGTAAGTGAAACAAATGCTTTCTTCTGGAAAGAGAACAGAGATGTTTCAAGACTATCATTATCAAACGAAGAAATTGATGTTTTCTATGATGTAACAAAATCACCAGTACATGCTCTTTTATATTTGAGTATTGGTTCTGGAGCATTTATTGATCTTGTTGCACCTACAAGAGAATGGGCAGAAAGATTTCAAATCCCTCATTATCTTGCTCTAGAAACAGATGAAACATTTGATGATGAAGATAACATCACAAGGAGTGATGCTCACTCTGCACTTTCTGAACTCAGAAAAGAAGAAAATCCAGAAGCTCTCTTTATACTTGCTTGGTGTATTCAATATGATACAAATGCATTTGGAGCTTATACAAAAGCAACACCTTTCAAAGATCTAATAAACTATCATATCAAATATATTGATGGAAAGATAGTTACAAAGAAAAAGAAAAATTGTCCAAAAGTATTTTTGGATTACTATGAAAAGTGGAAAAGTCCTCAAACAAAAGCCCAGTTATATACTGAAGCTTATATAAAATCAGGTGAATATTATGGCCTGATAAATATGAAAGAAAAGAAGTATGTTACAGAAGATGGAACAGTTCTTGGAAATACAATAACAGAGGCAATGGAAACACTCAATAAACCTAAGTTCCGTAGTGATTATGAGAAGCTTAGAGATCAAGTTGAGAAAAAATGGAATGAGTAATGACAATCAGAGAAGCATCAGCTAAAATTGATATAAGACTTAACAAAGGTGCAAGCGGAGATTATGATAATCTCTGGGATTACCAGAAGAAAGAAGCTTTCAATAAAGCAATTATAGAATGGGTACGCAGACAAAAAAGAGGAAAGAATGTTACCCAAGAAGGAGATGAAGAAACTGATACAAGAGTAGATGATCTACAAGTTCTTTTAAAAAAGGAAAGATTACTTATAAAAGATAAAGGTGATTTTGCAGAGACTGAAAAAATTCCATCTGATTATTTATTTTATAAAAGATTAGATGTAACTGCAAAAAGTAATAATTGTCAATTACCTTTGACTTCATATTTGAAAGAGGAAGCTAACGTAAATATTTTAAGACATATTCCTTCTTTTAAATTTGAAGAAACTTTTCACACAATGTCTACCAATAAAATAAAAGTGTACCATTTTGAAAAGTTTAAGGTAGAAAAAGTTGAGCTAGTATATTATAGGTTACCTAAAAAGTATGACTTTAAAAAACTAGATCAAGTAATAGAATTCAAAGATGATGTTTGTGAAATACTAGTTGATGAGGCTTGTAGAATTTTAGCATCAGATATTGAATCATTAAATCAAAAAGCACTGGCTCAAGAAAGGGCAGAGTTTAATAATTAAATAACATAAAACAAAAAAACGATTATGGAAAATTTTAGCTATCACGTGCCATTTTATGTGGTAACTGGTGGGATTGACACAGCTGGACATTCTTCTGAATTGACATCTGGTCAAGTAGGTTTGTTTGACAGACAAACTTTTAGTGTTGCAACGGGAACTGGAAATGGTAAAGAGTTCTTCTTTGCTCAAGGAAACATTGGTGGAAAAGACTGGTATGGCCGTCCTGTGACAGAGAGTCACAAGTCACCTTTCTTCTATGGGAAAGACATAGAATCAATCTATGTTTCTCATCCTAAAGAAGTAAAGAATGAAGAATGGGTTATTGGTTATAACGGCTCTGCTTCTTCTGTAGGACTTTCTTATGAAAAAGGAAAGGCTATCAGAATTAAGTTCTACTTTCATGGCCAGCCTATTTACAGATTCTTTAACGGACCAAAAGAGTATGTAGTTTCTTATACTCCAAAAGAAAATTGTGTAGCTCCTTGCGATGCAAATGATTGTCCTGAAGCAATTGCTGATTGTCTTGATCACACAAAAGAATTGATCAATCATATTAATAATCACGTTGAATTGCAAAAGTTTGGTGTAAAAGCTCAAATTGTTACATCTCCTTTTGCTGCAACTCCAACTAATATGACTAAGTATCAGTTGAAAGTTTGTGACAATGGTGATTCAGTATCTCTTCAAGCTGTTCAAGCTCAAGTTTCTGCTCATGTTACAAGAGTAAAAAGAGAAGGTTCTATCTCTACATATGAAATCTGTGTTGTAAGTGGTGAAGGTTCTCAACCTGCTGATTTTGAACAAAAAGGTAGTGTTCTTGCTGCAGTTTGTGGTGACTGTCCTGATGGTTCAACTTTGACTGCTGCTTCTGATGTTTATATTGTTAAGAGAAATCTTTCTGGAGCTGATACACTTGCTGCTGTTACTACAGCTGTAGATGCTGCTTATAGTGCAGATAGTGCGGTTGCTCTTGGTCAAGATGGTGGAATGGCAATAATCAAAATTAAAGTTGCTGCAGGAACTTCTGTAACAGCTCTGGTTGCTGATATTGTTGAGTTCTCTCACTCTGAAGCTGCAGTTTGTACTTTTGAAGATGCTGATCCTATTTCTTGGGTAGAATCTGGTACAGGTGTAAGAGGTAAAAGAACTTTGAAACTGAAATCAATTAACAGACCTGATTGTGATGCAGAAGGTGATAGACTTTCTGATATTCAAACTGCAATTGCTGGTGTTGATGGTATTGATCTTCAAACTCTGGAAGTAATTGCTGGTACAAGTTGTGCTGATGATTACACAGTTGAGCAATGGTCTAACGATTGTTTCAGTGAAGAAGATTGCGCAAGTAATGTTGTTACTTTTAACTATACTTTGGTTCCTGCATTTGAAAACAGACAGTGGGAAGAACTTCCTGTTGTAAGTCAAGAAAATGCAAACAGAAAGTGTGGTATTAGAGTAACTGCTGGATATATCGATCCTAAATTTGGAGATTGCTCTTTTGATCCTCTGGATTACTATGAAACTGAGCCAATTAAACTTGAACTTTCTCTTCTGAATGAAGATGAAGATGCTTGTGATGTTGCTTACTGGCCTACAGTTCTTCAAACTAGAGTTGGTCAAATTGGAAGACAATCTGGTGAATATGTTGTAAGAGAAGTAATTATGAAAACTGACGCTTATGTTAAACATATTGATCAATTCTCAATGAAGCCTAGAGATAGGGAAGCATTTGATCAAAATTTGTTGAGCATGGTAGATAGAAATGCAAGTTATGTTCTGTACTATATAACCTATAAGGCATCTTATGGTAAGAGCTATAGAAAGAACGAGCAAGAGAAGTTTACTACAGTATTTGCTTTCAAAAACGGTGATGCTTCACAACAAACATTTAAAACATCAGTAGTAGATGTTCTAACTGCTAAGTCTGGAGTTACACTTGAGGTAAATAGTTAATTCCTCTGAAAAATACCTAAGAAGGGTGGTAGGGCAGTGACTCTGCCACCCTTTTTAATTTAAAGAATTATTTTAATTTATCACATTTTTTAATTATCTTATATTGTGAGTAACAGTGAACTTTCTCTAGAAGTATCTATAAGTAATGATCCTAAAGTAATGAGATTATTTGATACATCTCATTATTATACAGATAGCGTATTAGAAAATTATTTAGTAGAAGTACTTCCTGTAAATAAATCATCTTGGGTTACATTTCATGTAAATAAGAATTTTTCACTCGTATTAAATTCTTCTAATCTCCAATATAAAAAGGCTTCTTACTCAAACGAGCTTGTTGATTTACAAGATGGTATATATGAAATTAAACAGTCACATAAACCTAATATAAGTACAGTTTCTCATTTTCTTTATTTGAGAACAGTTCTTCTCTATAATGATCTTAAATCTCAATTATGTGATCTAATCACAAATAAATGTGATTTATCTAGAGAAGACTTTAATATAAATAGAGATAAACTTAGAGAAATTGAAGAGTATATAAATGCTGCCAAGTGGATGGTTGAAGAATGTGGTGATAAAGTAAAAGGAAAAGAATTATATGACTATGCTAAAAAATTACTAGAAGAATATAAAAGTGAGTGTGGATGTTAATGATATGAGATGCAGATTTGCTAATCTGAAATATGAGCAATTGCTTACAGAAAAGTATTTTATTGAAACTTGTTTTTCTAAGAAGCATAAGTCATATTCTCCAAAAGATAAGTTAAAGGATTTAGCATTAAAAATTAAATGTAATGAAGAAACTAAACAACTGTGTAGTTGATAATTGTATACCCACTCTTTCTTCCTGTGTAGAATGGAATGGAGGAGATTTACCATTTTTAGGTATATGTAATGGTGATTCTCTAAACAATATAGTTATTGAAATTATAAACAAGATAAAAGAACTTGCTGGTGAAGATATTTCTGCTTTTGATATTGATGAACTTCTAGATATCTGTAATCAGAAAAGACCAGTAGAAGTAACACTTGTATCTATATTAAATCTTATAAAACAAAATCAAGTTTGTTTAAAGGATTTTATAGATGTACTTAATGAAAAATTAAATGAACTCCTTTCAGAAAAAGGAATAGCAGTAAATCTCAAGTGCTATGCTGAATTTGATAATCTTGGGAACTCTTTATCTATAACAAGAGATCAATTAGATCAACTTGTAATTGATAAACTTTGTGAATATAAATCAAGAATAGAATTCCTTGAAGGAAAAGTAATAGATTTACAAGATCAAATAAATGCTATAAATATTGGTTCAGGAAGTGGATCAAGTTCTTTCTTAATATGTTTAAATACACAGGGAAAAACTATTGAACAAAATATAATAGATACAAGTGATAAAGTTTGTGATTTTATAGATGCAATAGGTCAACCTGCAGATGTTGTTAGTTCAATAGGAGTTGTTGATATTACAAAATGGACAGAAATAGATCCAGATCTTGTAACTAATATAAATCTTTTATTTCCTGGAGATTGGAGTTTAACTACAGATAATTTATCAGAAAGTTATAATAACTTATTACTTATAACAGCAAATCTTTTATCTAGACTTAAGTATATTGAAACTACATGTTGTAGAGCAGATTGTGAAGATATATTAATTGACTTTGATGTTAAGTATGATGATTGTGATATACTTCGTCTATACTTTGGATCAAAAAGTTTCTTACCAGATGGATTCAAAGATTACAAACCTAATGGTACAAAATGGGATATTGTTGATGGACTTGGAAACAAAGCTGTTATATACATTAAATTATATGAAGATGTATTTAGTCAACCTGATGTATTAGTAGATGGTTATGAAATTGATTTCTCTACAACTCCAATTGATACAAGAAGTGGATTTGTAATGAGTTCTGATGTAGCACTTTTCAATGAAAAAACAGGACAGCTTTGTATTAAGTGTGTATCTATAGTTGCTCCTCCATGTCCTGCTAGCTGTTGTAAAGTTTGCTATAATTCTGATACACCAGATGGACAGTTAACTATAATCTATACTACAATATAAAATGTCACTGTCAGCAGAATGTTTAAAAGGACTAGTTTTAGAAACACTTTTTGTTCGAGATCAAAGTGATTTTGATAAATTGGGTCCAGGTTATGAAAAACCAGGGTGTTATAATCCTACATTTCCAGGCCATAATTGTAATAGAGCTCTTTTTGGAATATTTGCAAATAATGTTTTTTTAGATGTTGCTAAATTAAACAATAATGGAGCTGGACCAACACTTGGTTCTGTTTATCAGGGTGTACCAAGATGTCAAGATTTTGAAAACATACATCCAAATTGGAATCCTGGAACAAAATCTAGATACAATAAAAAAATAATATCTTTACAAGAAGCTGAAGCTATACTTAAAAATAGTACTCTTGATTGTGTTGTAAGATTTAGATTTCAAGCAGCCTTAAATCCAGGAGAAATGGAATGTGGGCCTGGTGATGGAACAGGAGGACCTCATAAAGAAGCAGCATGGTTTAGGATAACAAATAAATCAGGACAAGTATTATTTAATAGTTGTTTTTCTACAGCTCAATCTACACAAGATATTAGTTTAGCTTGTGCATTATGTCTAGTAATAGAATTTGTAGATAGAATAACTCCTAGAGTTACAAGTCAAAGAAGTTGTTCAGCAATTCCAAACTTTGGGTTATATAATGTATAGAAATAATAGATGGGAATTTTGGGAAAAGTTTCCAATTGTTGGTGGAAGTAGAGAAGCTAGTGGAATGTTTTATGGTTATAACAGTGATCCAGGAAATATAACATATCCAACTCAAGCAGGAACATGGGTTGTAGGAATTACTCCTTCCCCAATAGATCAGAAAAAAATTATCTCAGGGGTATGTGGTGGACCTTGTCCAATACCAGATGATGATAAAGGGTGTGATTGTGAGGGATTAATTGTAAAACCAGATTTTAATCTTAATTCAAATAAAAAGAAATATTTACCTATACTAAATAAGATAAAAGAAGATAGGTGTTAATTTTAAACTTATATTATGTCAGTAACAACAACAACTACTACTGCACCAAGTAGAATTGTAATAAAACCAGGAGAATGTGCTATATTACCTTCAAATGCCATAATATTGTCTACATTTACATTTGACGATGCACCTGATGTGCAAAGTGATGATTGTCCAGAACTGGCACTAGATATTTTTTCTAAATTAGAAATTGCACAAACTTATTGTGCAAGATTTGCAGATTCAAATAGAGAAACTTTTTTTCCTAATCCACCAACGCCAAATTATGATAGTGTTAAAATACAAGGAATAAGAGTAAATGATGTAGAATATCCTTTTTCAACTGTAATTGCTCCAGATGGAATAGATATTATGACTTTTTATAGTCTTTCAAATCCCCTTTTGGTTTGGCAAAATGCAATAGATAGTACTGCATTAAAAGGAGCAATAAAAATAACTAAACTTGAACCATCTCCACCTTCTAATTTTGATAACGAGAGAGGGTATCAAATTAGAATGGAATTAAAAACATTTCCTGCTATACAAAAAGATTTTACATTTTATGGGGTTGGAAGCAGTGCCATTGGTTCACAAGAAGGGGGTGTAAAAATAGAATTTAGAGTTCTTAACTGCGATGATATTGCAGTAAATTAATAATTTATAAAATATAAAAATAAAAAAATATGTCATCTTGTGCAATAAACATTACAGGTACAATTGGTTCAGTTACAATAAATTATAAACTGGATGGTGTAAGTAATACTATGACTGGAAAAGCTGGTCAAGTTTTATATATAAATAGTGATGCCACTGAAGTTACTTATACAAACTTAAATCATTTAACTACAGATGCTTCTGCTGAATCAGACTGTATTAATTTAGAACCTTTACATTCTGGATATTATGTATTCTCTTGGGAAACAAGTAATCTAGTTAATCTATATATTGACAAACTTGTAATAGGTGATGATGAGTATACATTTGCTAAACCTATATATTTTAATACAAAAGATCCACATGAACTTTGTGATGCTATAGAAGAACTAGGATTAGCAAATGCAATTATATCAACTTCATATTACTCATTTAGAACAAAGAGAGGAACAACTTTGAATAGATTTATTCTAAAAGTAGATGGTCCAAAAGATATATTCTTAAGAGTAAAAAATATTATCAGTCAAGGTATATTAACATACTTTTACATAAAAGGTGTTGATACTCTTGATCCTGTTCCAGATAGGTATACTGCTTGTTCTTCATATATCAAGTATCTAGAGAATATTATAATTTATACTACAACTACTACTAGTACAACAAGTAGTACCACAAGTACAACTACAGTTGCCCCAAGTACTACAAGTACTACTACAGAAGAAATAGTAGAATCTACTACAACTACAACAACTGAGATCTAATAACTAAAATAAAATAAAAACATATGTCTTGTAATCATACTGATCCTTGTAAAGATCCTTGTAACACAGATCCTTGCTATGATAATTGTGGATGTTTAAATCCTACAACATTTGAATGTGTTACAAAACCAGGAAATCATCATGATATTAAGGTTAGTAATGATATGAATGGAAAGCAGGTTTTATCTGCTTTAAATAATAGAATTGCAGAACTTAATGATCTTTCTGGTAAAGTTGCTATAGATCACGATGATCTTTGTCCAAATAATCTTGTTGATAAAATTGAAGCTGGTGCTAATGTTTCTATTTCTCAAGTTGGAACAGGATGTGATAAAAAACTAGTTATAACAGCAGGTAGTGGTATTGGTCCTGCTGGTGCTGATGTAAATGTAAAAGTAACATCAAGTGATACAACTTCAGGATTTTTATATAATAAAATTAATGTAGGCGCATACCTACAAAAAGCAATACAAGGAGGTGGAGGAAATCAAAAATTAATTATTGATTTAGCTTCACTCTCTAATTTTATATCTACTGATGCTGGAAATGCTTTAGTTCTAGGTGCAGACTCTAAGTTAAAAACTTTATATAGCATACCTGATGGATCTGAAACTAAAATACAAGGAGCAGGTGCTGTAACTGTAACAGGAATTGGAACTAATTCTGATCCTTATATTATTTATTCTAATGCATCAGTAACTCCAAAAAGAGCTAAGTTTGATGGAGTATGGAAAACTTTAACAATGACTCCTCCTGCAGGCGTATCAGTTATTTCAAATAAAGCATCTTATAGATTTAGATTTGATGGTACAATTGAGTTTAAAGGAAGAATCCAGTTTGGTGTAACATATAGTAGTTTAGCTACAATTACTGCATCATCTTTATTTACGTTTCCTGTTGGACCAAATGAAGCTATATTAAATGCATCAGAAATTATAGATCCATCATTTATTAAATCAGTATCTACTTATTCTGCTCCATCATTTGATATATATGACATATTTGTACAATCTGGAAAACTTGGAGTTAGATTTACATATACTGGAGCATTACCTTTAACTAGCCCAAGAGTATTTAATGTAGACTTTGATTCTGCTGTTTATCATTTAAACATACCTTAATAAAAACACTGTAGTTGTTGGTTTCTGCAGAAGAGTTTATACCCCTATTTCTATAGGGGTTTTTTTTGGAAAAAAATTAATAAAAAATTTGGAAAATATAAAAAAAATTCCTATATTAGTATTAGATGATTATAAATAAAAACATATATGAACCATGTTGTGCCCAATGTCAAATTGAGGGTGGTTGCATTATATGTATAAAAAAATAAGATCGGCCAAACAATACATATAGAATCACCCTTGATTTAAAATCAGGGGTTTTTTTATTTATGGAAGTATAGCCAAGTGGTAAGGCAAGGCTCTGCAAAAGCTTCATCATAGGTTCGAATCCTATTACTTCCTCAAAAAAAATTTTGAAAAGTTTGAAAAATTTAGTATATTAGTACTAATAGTACTTTTATATGATAAAAAATAATATTTTATATGGATGTGGTTGTGGTAAGCCAAAACCACCTGTGCCAACAAAGCCAGCAACAGTAGTAAAAACAATAAAACAATAATTATGGCAAGTTTAATTGATAAAGTAAAAGTTAAGGCTGGTCGCCTTATAAGAGTCTGGAATACAGAGAAGAAAAAGTTTTCTAATGCTAAACCCTGGTATATCTCTGTATGGGTAGAAGATGCTGATGGAAAGAATGAAAGATGTCTTCTTTTTACAGATCAAGAAATATTAAGGGCAGAAATTAGAGCTTCTAAGAATGCAGAAGATCTAACATCAAAAGGATTCTTTACAGATATAATTGATTAATTAATAGTTACAAATATGAAAAAAGCAGTATTTTTATTTCTACTTATTAGTAGTTTGATTTCTTGTGGTTCAGGAGAAGGTTCTTCTGTAGAAACCAAAGTTGATTCAGTCCAAGTTGACAGTGTTAAGGTTGACAGTGTTAAGGTTGATAGCACAGTAAAGAAATAAGTATCCAATGATATCATTAAAAATAAAAAATATTATTATTGGATATTTTTTATGTTTAATTTGGATAATCTTTATAAGTTATTTATATAACATTTTAGGACATTATGAAATTATAGAGGAGTCGGAGCAATCTGACTCCTTTTATTATTCAATATTCTTAGTATGTATATGGGCTCCTATTTGGGAAGAAGCATTGTATAGATATGGCCCACTCACAATAGCAAAAAATATTGATAATCAACATATTATACCTGTTGCAATAATAGCATCTTGTATATTTGGCTGGGGACATGGGGAGTCTCATGAAGGTGTATTAGTACAAGGAGTTCTAGGATTAATCTTTTCAATAGTCTATATTAAAAATAATTTTTGTTATTTTTCTTCAGTTTTACTACATTCATTATATAATACAACTCTAGTCATTTTAGAAAATATTTAAAAAAGCCGAAAAAAAACCGAAAAAAATTTGGAAAGTTAAAAAAGCAGTCTTATCTTTACACTGTTATTGATTCATAACTTTAAAAATTAAAAAAATGAAAAAGATGTCTATGACACAAACAATCAAAACCCATTTAGTTAACAACAATTCTTATTTCAAATGGGGTAAAGAAAGATTGGCTGCAAAGTTTGGATGTTCAGTTAAAACAATTACATCAGTAATTAATAACTTGAAAGCCGAAAAGGTTAACTACCTAAGAAGCTTACAAAACTAATAGTTTCGCTGGTCAAAAGTAAAGGGAGGAATAAAACCTCCCTTACTTATTTTTTACAAAAAAATAAAATATGAATATAGAAAAAATAGCTGATAAGTTTATAAGTAATCCTAGCTATCTACAGATGGGTGCTGGTAAACTAAGTAAAAGATGGAAATGTACAAAAGATGATATTTATCTAGCAAAAGAAAGAGCTAGAGAGTTTATTACATCAACTGAAATATCAGAGTTAAATAATATAATTTCTGAACAGGAAAATACAATTGCAAAATATATTGGATCAGAAACAACTGATGGTGTCACACTTAAAAAGTTTGAATCAGTACGTCCTTTATCTCCAGAAGAAATAAAAGAACTTGCTCAAGTTGATGGTATAAATACTAGAGTTGCAAGAGTATGGGATAAGTTATTACCAAATGGAAAGTGGGTATATAGCATTGATATAAGATATAATATAAATGATTTCTATAATACTGTAGAACTTCAGGAAAAACTAAAAGAAATATTTCCTGTAATTCCACCTGTAAAGCTTCCAGTTGTTACTAAAGTATCTGAAAAAGCAGCAGTTGTTCTATTATCAGATGATCATGCTGGAGCAGTTATACAGAATAGTATGTTTGGAAATGAATGGAATGAAGATATTTATAGAGAAAGGCTTCTTAAAGTAAGTAATGAGCTAAAGAAACTGGATATTAAATTTGAGGAAGTTCATATTATATCTCTTGGAGATCAAATGAATGGCTGGAATAGTCAAACTACAAGAGGTGGTCATGAAGTTAAATCCTTATCAAATAAGGAACAATTTGATATCTATACAAGAGCAAGGGTAGCTTTTTATGATGATATACTTTGTTCTGGAGTAGCCAAAGACTATATTATACATGATGTAGAAAACTCTAATCATACTGGTAAGGATTTCTCATATATGGCAAATAGTTTTTTAGATATGTATCTTAAAGCAAAGTATCCTACAGTAGAAAGAAAATCATACTTTTTACCTGTAGAATCTTTTGATTATGGAATACATACTATTGGATTTACTCACGGTAAAGATGAGAAATTAATGACTAGAGCAATGCCACTTAAATTAGATCCAAAAACAGATCTTTTCTTATTCCAACTATTTGATAAGAAAGGTTTATCACCTTCTACCAGAAGGATTACTCTGTATAAGGGAGATCTTCATCAGTATGCCCTAGATAAGGGAAAATTTGGTAGATATGTAAATATCCCTTCTATAATGGGATCTACAGATTGGACAGAGATAAACTTTGGAAATACTGAAGGAGGAGCAATAATTGAGATATTTGATAAGAATTCAAGATCTGTACAACATGTACCAGTCTGGTTTTAAATATAACGGACCCCTCATTAGAGGGGTTTTTTAATAATATAAGTTAATTTTTTTATATTCCTCTTTTTTGGTATATTATACTAGGAGTATTCTATAAATAATATTTTAAATGAAACCAACATATAGTAATGATAAGTCTGCTCCAAGAATGAGAAAGGCAAAGTATGCAATTAATCTAGTAAGTAAGGATACATTCAAAAAGTTTAAAAGTTCTTTTCCTGAATATAAGAATATGAAATGGGAAGATTTTTTTAATAGTTGGCTAGAGATAGCAGAGACAATTAGAACTGAAACTATAGAAAATCCACTTGGAGTTAAATTAGGCTCATATACTGGAGAACTAAAACTACAATATTTACCATATAAAGTAAAAGCTGTAGATCAAGCTGTATCAAATGAGATTGGTGAAAAGATAGATCACTTAAATATAACAACTAAAGGAAAGGTTGCTATAATAAAATGGGAAAGAAGATGGGCTGTAAAATTCAATAGAATGTTACAGTTTTTTGCTTTTGAGCCTACAAGAAAATTAAATACAGATGCTAAAAAATATATTGATAGTCATCCTGAAAAACTAAGAGTTTCAAGAGCTGTAACAGGAGGATACAATGTCTGGAAAAAGCTAAAACCTAAGAAAAAATGACAGTAAGAGAAATTATAGATTCCTTTAGAAGTAAGATTAAAGAAAGATCAATTGATACTATTTATACTAATGGTCAACTTTATCAATTTCTAAAAGAGCAGTTTGAATGGATACTTGCAAGAGAGGCTAGTGCAGGAAGAGTATGGACAAGTACTTATATGTTTAAAACTGTAAAAGGACTTGAGATAATTGAAGTATCAACAATAGATGAAAATTGTCCAGTAAAAGGTTGCTGTAAAATATATAGAACTAAAGATAAATTACCTAGTATTTGGAGAGATAAAGGTGGTACAATTATAAGATTTGTAACATCTATTGATGGATCTACTGATTTTTATATTACTACTCCTTGGGGATGGAATAATAAAAAGAATGATCCTTACCAAAAACTTACTAGTCAAAAGTATACATTTTATAAAGATGGTTATCTATGGTTTCCTGAAAATAATCCACATAGAATTAATGTAGATGCATTTTTTGAGGAAAGTTTAAGTTATATAAACTCAGAAAGAAATGACTGTGAAGAGTGTTATGAAAAAGAAAACTGTGTTAGATACCTTGATACAGAAATGATGCTTCCTGACTGGGTTCTTGCAGAATCAATAAGTAAAGCAGCTGAATTATTATTAGGAACTGCTGCTAGAATTCAACAAGATAACAATCTTGATAAAAACGAAACTAGAAGAAATTAAAAATGATAAATAATAAAACCTTTGAGCATAGACCTATATCAGAATTAATGTCAATTGTAAAGAATGCTTTACCTAAATTTGATGTAGAAGGTCTTATAGATGAAGGTCTTTTTATAAAGACTATACTTAGGTGCAATGATAGATTAGGAATACCTATACGTGAAATAAAAGAAGTTGCTGTACCTGTAAATGATTATAAAGCAAAGTTACCAATTGACTTTGATAAAATGTATTATATATGTGCACTTAACTGTACTAATACAATGGTGCATAATAATGTAAATCCATTTTATAATAACTTTGACTCAGATGTAGTTTATAATGCAAAACTTGATAGAGAATCTCTTGGGTGTGTAGATAATTATAAAGTGATTGTAGAAAGAGCTGTAAATTCAGAAGTTTATAGTCATGGTGCGTGGACTCAGTTACAAATAGATAAGTCCTCATCTAGATATTGTCATGAAAGTTGTCCAAACTTAAAAAAGCCAGGAAAATATAATGTTACAATAACTGATGATACAATTAACACACCTTTTAAATCTGGTACATTATATTTAATGTATCTGGGTAATATGAGAAATGAAGATGGTGAATTATTATTTCCTTTTCATCCAATGATTACTCCATGGTATGAATGGTGTATAAAATATGAAATAATAATAAATGCTATATTTAACTCAAATCTAGGAAATGAGGCTGCAAACCTTTTAGGAATTGCTACAAAAGAAAGAGCAGGTGCTTGGCTAGATGCATTTAATTTTACTACAGATAAAGGTTTTGGTGAATATTTAGATCTTCAAAAGAAGAAAGAACTTGCTTGGTATAACCAATATTTTAAATACTTTCAATAATGCTAGACTCACTAATTCAATGGTTAACATCCATTATCGATCACATTTCTCCATTTTTTATTGTTAGACAATATGAGAATGGTATCCAACTAAGATTTGGTAAATATATGAGAAGTCTTGATCCTGGTCTATATATTAAAATACCTTTTATAGATGAGATACTTACACAACATGTAGTATTAACAACTTTAAGTTTACCTGCACAATCTTTGGTTACAAGTGATAATAAAAACATTGTAGTAGAGGCAATGGTAAAATATAAAATTACAGACGCTCAAGTTTTCTTACTTGAAGTCTATGATTCTATAGATGCTGTAAGTGATATCTCTCAAGGTATTATAAAAGAATTAATAATGTCTTCTACTTGGGAACAATGTAGGGATAATGAACTTGATAATAGTATAACTAAGAAAGTTAGAAATGAACTTAAGAAGTTTGGTGTATATGTAGATAAAGTTACTCTCACATCTATATCAGAAATAAAGACATTCCGTCTAATAAATCAATCAATCTTTACACCTTAATGGCTGAAAATCTTCAAAATACCTCCAAGGTTGACATAAATGCATTTGGAAAACCTTCATTAATAACTGATCTAAATTCTTCATTTATATCAAAGGAACAATATTCTTTTGCTAGAAATGCTATACGTAATTCTAAAGAAGGTGATCTTGGAACAATTGGTAACGAACCCTCTAATCTAAAATGTTTTTCTACTCCATATCCTATATGTGGAGCTATAATACTTCCAGATAATAAGATTGTAATATTTTCAGGTAATGGTATTGAATCTGAAATAGGAATAGGAGATGAACTAGATTGTAGTTATAAAAAACTACTCTCCCTTCCTTGTCTAAACTTTAGTCCTAAAAATCCCCCAATTGTAGGTATTGCAAAAGAATTATTTCAAAAAGGAATAACAGTTACTTTTACAGATAAAGTAAATCCTGTAAGAAGAATAGAACTTAATAAAATAGATGAGATACAAAATTGTGATGATATACTTCTATTTAAAAAGATAAAACATCCATGTGTTGAGATAAAAAAATCTGATTCTGGAAATATGCCAAATGGAACATACTCTGTTGCTGTTGCATATTCTATTGACAATCAGGTATTTACTGATTGGATGTCTATGACAAATAGAATACAATTATTTTCAGAGAATGAATCAAATGGAATAGATATAAAAATTACAGATCTAGATAAAAGTTTTGATTTCTTTTCTGTTGTAGTAGTTGGTTCATATGTAGATCCTGCCACAAAAGGAACAACCAAAACTGCAAAGATAATTGGTACATATTCTTCTGAAACAAGTTCAGTAAATGTTTCAGATTTTAGAGCTGATACTGGAACAACTATTCCAATATCTTCTCTTGTTGCTAGAAAAAGAACATGGCAGAAAGCAGGAATAATATCTTCAAATTCAAACTATTTATTACTTGCGGATCTAGTAGCAAGAGAGGAAGAAGACTATCAATTGAAAGCAATGTCAATTGAGTCAGAATATGTTATTGAACAATTACCTATAGAATATTATGAAGATGGTGGAAGTGATGTAGGTTATTATGCAGATGAAAACTATGATTTTTATATTCAAGGTGTTTATAATACAGGAGAGTTAACTGAAAGATTTCATATTCCTGGTCCTGTTCCAAGTAACTCTGATTTATCTCCTGCAAGCGGAGCAGATGTATATGAAAACGATAGAAAATTTAAAGATTGTGAGGAGAAAAGAATATATCAGAAATGGGAAATAGTAAATACTGCTGGACCTCTTGAAAAGAAAGGTGCAAATAGACAATTTAATTGTGATAGAAGAACATTAGGAAAAGGAAAGATGGGGGTATTTTTATCAACAGAATTATATCCTAATAATCCTGATATGTATGGAATTTATGCAAATACTAGAATAAGATACCATAAATTTCCAGATGAAGCAATTGTTCCAAGATATACTGTTATAGATGGTAAGTACTATATTAATGTAAAAGCTGTAAGGTTTAAAAAGATACCAAAATTTGATAGTCCTGATATAGTTGGTTATAAAATTACAAGGTCTGATAGAAAAGGAGGTAATGGTACTGTTATTGCTAGAGGACTAATGACAAATGTTAGATCTTATTATGATAATGCAATAAGACAAAGAGTTTTATATCCTAACTATACTGTAAATGATTTAAGTCCAGATGTTTATCTATCTTCAACTCAAACATCTTATAGAAACGGAAGAGAAAGAGGATTTAAACCTCTTACAGATTTTCATCTAGATAAATTTAATTTCTATTCACCTCATACATCTTTTGATCCCAAATATACTCTGGGTCAAGAGGTAAAAATTGAGTGTGAAGAAATTGCAGATGTTACTGGAAACTTTGAAAGAGTTTATAATCATCCTAGATTAAAACTATTAAATCAAATTGCATATTGGATTGCATCAGTTGTTGGTATATTAGAAATGACATTAGTAATATTTGGAAAAAGTAAAGAAAAAGCATCAAGTGAAAGTCAAATTGTAGCTGGTACTCCACCACAAAGTGGTAGTGCGAATAAAGTAGAAAAAGAGTTTAATATAACAAGTATTGATGATTTACTTTCTATAAATCTTACAGAGTATATAACAGCACAAAGTCAAGCTCTTAAAAGTAGTCCTGCAGGTATATCAAAATTAGCAAGTCTTTTCAGAAGAGTTAAAATATATCTTACTATTGCTGGATCAAGTCTTGTAAAAGGTACATATGCATTTATAAAGGGTGCTGAAGAAGCTAATAAAGTAATTAATTCTATATATAACTTTGCTCCATTTACTGATTATGTTCTACAATATAATGCAAAAGCTGTATTTAATAAAAGTAAAAAAGTAAGTAAAGGTAACAAGAGAAGAAGATTATTAAGACCCTTTATCTATCTTCCATCTGATTCTGTAACAATAGATAATGATATATTTAATAATTTTCTTAGAGAAAAAAGTGTATACTTACAATTAAATAAAGAAATACCCCCACCTACTACAGTTGATAATACTAGGAATACAGTTTCTGGATTTAAACTTTGTAAAGATCTAGAAAAAAATACTTCATCAGTAGGATCTGCATATTATGTAACATCTAAATCAAAAAATCCAAATCAATATGGTTCATTAGGAAGTAGTAAAATTGTATCAATACATTCTTGTGTTCTTCCTTTTGAAGATGATAAGGATAGAGTTGATTCTCCAATTTTATATGGAGGAGATTGTATTATTACAAAGTTTTACTTTCAAAAAAGAATGCAATTCTTTTCACAGAATATGGCAAATGCTAATTTTCCAGATGGTACTGAATATAACTATAGACTATACAGAAATATTGCTTATCCAAGATATTGGTTAGATTCAACTAAGTTTGAAATAGATACATTTATAAAACCAAGAAATATATTAACTCAACAAAGATTTCTTGGAAGTACAAATACTAAATTTAATTTAGATTGTAGAAGAAGAGGAGATTGGAGAGTTGTAGGTAGAGTTACTGATTCTTATATGTATCTTTCTAATAACTGTGGTGTAGAATTTATAGTTGAGGCCGATTATAATGTTAACTTTAGAGATGAAAAAACAAAGCAACCTTTTTATTCAAAGAATAATAAAAATACAAGTTCAATATTTAGATCTGATAGATTAACTACACCTGAAGATTTTAAAATAAGTAATGCTTTTTCTGATATTTATACAACAGAAGTTGCATATCTACAACAAAGATCTAACTTTGATCCAAATAATAGAATACCTATACAACAACCAAATTCTGTAATTTATTCATTACCTTCTTATAATTTACAAGAAGTTGATAACTGGCAATACTTTCTTCCTAATAATTTCTTTGCATTTAATGATGTAGACTTTGGAAGACTTACATCAATAAATAAAATTGATCAGGATAGAATGTTATTCTTATTTACAAGATCTTCTCCTTATGTATCAATGGGTAGAGATTTTATTCAACTTGATAATTCTGGAAGAAAAATTACAATAGGTGATGGAGGATTATTTGCACAAGATCCAAGAGAAGTAATGCCAACAGATGATAACTTTGGGTTATCTAATTCTAGATATGCATTTTCTGGAACACATCTTGGTAGATTCTATCCATCTGAAAGTCAAGGAAGAATTATATCATTTTCAGAAGGACTTCAAGATATTTCAATGGCAGGGATATCTTTTTGGTGTAGTAACTATATGCCTATTTTCTTATATAAGTATTTTCCAAACTATCCTAGAATAGAAAATCCTTTATCTGGAGTTGGTTACTTGATGGTAATTGATAGTAAAAATGAAACACTTTATATATCAAAAAGAGACTTCTCACCAAAGAAAGAGTTTGCAAGTGGTATAAAATGGGAACCTGAATTAAATAGTTTTACTTATGATTCTAGAAAAATAGAACTAACTGATACTAAATTCTTTAATGATATATCTTGGACAATATCTTATTCTCTTGTAGATAAATCTTTTGTAGGATGGCATGATTGGCACCCTAACTGGGTAATACAAAAAGACAATCATTTCTTAACAGTCAAAGGAGATACAGTATGGAAACATAATGAAAGGTATGATAGCTTTTGTAATTTTTATGATGTAGACTATCCATTTGAAATAGAGTTTGTATCTTCTTCTGGTCAGCAAGTTGAAACAATAAGAAGCATAGAGTATATGCTAGAGGTACATAAGTATAAGAATTTTGGAAGAGATAGATTTCATGTATTTGGAGAAAACTTTGATAGATTAATTGTACATAATACTGAACAAATATCACCACTTTTAAATATAAATAAACCTTCACAGGATCCAGAAAAAAACCTAGAATTTCCTAGGAAAAGTACACAAAATTCCGTATCTTATGATATATTGTCTTTTAAAGAGGAAAATAAATATAGAATTAATCAATTCTGGGATACTGTAAAAGATAGAGGTGAATTTACAAATGCTGACTTTCATTTATACCCAACTGACGAGAGTGGATATAAAAATGTAATTAATCCTGAAGCAATAGATATAGATAAACCAGAAGAACAAAGAAAGAAATTTAGACACTACTATAATAAGTTCCGTTTTATAAAAACTATATCTGGAGAAAATAAGTTTCTTGTTAAAGTAGCAAACATTAAAAAACAAATCTCACTACGATGAAAATGAGAAATAGAATGCCTTGTATGAAATGTGGAGGCATGAAAAAAATGGCACCTGGTGGAATGTTTGGTGATGATCCATGTCCTCCTGGAAAACAAATAAATCCTGCAACTGGAGAATGTGAATGTCCTCCTGGTAAAAGAGAAAGTGCTTTTACAGGAGAATGTATTGATAATCCTTTTGATCCACGTCTTCCAAAAAATCAGCAAACTTATGGATTTCAAAACTTCTCACAATATGATTGTCCTACAGGATATAAATATGATATAGTTACAAGAAAATGTCAACCACTTAGTTATTTTGATAAACTTAGAGAAGAAAATAACAATAGATTTATAAAATTTCCAACATTTGAGGAACTTTTAAAATCATCAAATGACCTATTCTTTAATGGAAAACCTAAAGAATTTAGTCTTTTAGATAAAACAAAATTTCCATTTGTAAATCCAGATGGAAGTCCAGCTTGTGGAGATCTATATAAGTGGGATTTTATTACTAAAAAATGTATAGTTAATACAGATGTAGCTATACAATTACCTAATGGACAAGTTATTCCAAAAAGAATTGGAGGATGTAAAGAGGGTGAAACAATTGATCTATTAACAGGAGAATGTGTACCAAGAAAAGAAAGTACAGATACTACAACAACTCTTCCTCCAGATAAATATCAAATCCCAGCGAATGTAATATTAGAAGGTGCAAATACAGCGGTCAATCTAATATCTAAAATGTTTAATACAAGAGACCAAAATAGATATATGGAAGACCAAATTAGACAAATGTCTTTTAGAGAACCAATGCCTTATTGGGCAACAAATGAACAAAAAGGGGTTCCTGGATATAATTTATATTTTGAACAAGGTGGATTAATTAATAATAATAATAAAAACAAAAACATGATAAAGATCAAAGAAGAAAACAGAGGTAAATTCACTGCTCAAGCAAAAAGAGCAGGAATGGGTACTCAAGAATTTGCAAGCTATGTGCTTGGAAATCCAGATGAATTTAGTGCATCTACAGCAAAACGAGCAAACTTTGCAAAAAATGCAGCTGGCTGGAAAAAGGAATATGGAGGAATGACAATGAACAATCCATATTATGGATACTACCAAGATGGAGGACCTGTTCCAATGGAAGGTGCTCCTATGCAAGCAGGTGCACCTGGAGGTGGTCAAGAAGATCAACTTCAACAAATTATTCAAATGATAATTGAGGCTCTCCAAGAAGGAATGTCTCCTGATCAAATTTTACAAGCACTTGTACAAATGGGTATACCTCAAGAACAAGCTGCACAACTTTTGCAAATGGTAATGGAAAAAATGCAAGAAGCAGGAGGTGGTCAAGGTCAAATGGAAGGTGAAGGACAAATGATGCAACAAGCTGCTCCTCCAATGAGAAGAGGTGGTTACTATCAAGATGGAGGAATGACAGAACAAGAAGCTATGTCTCAAGATCAAGGTCAAATGGGAAATACAAGAGACATGATGAATACTATGAATACAAATATGAATGCAATAATTAAAGCGTATTCTCAAATGAAAGGTATTCCAGAAAGAGATCTTCTTAGACAATTAAGTCAATTGGATGATACTGCAAAAGAAAATAAGTTAAGAACTTGGCTTTCTGAAATACAAATCACTGAACAATCAATGCAACAAGGTCAGGATCAAGGAATGATGAGAGCAGGTGGAATGATTTCTAATTATAGATAATGAATAATATATCAAAGTTAGGGTACTCTAGATATTCACCATATCGAAATAGTCCATTTTTAGATATTAAATCTCCAAGTGGACTTATTGATATGAGCAATACTGACATACCATTACTTGGTATAGGACTTCAAACAGGTGTAATAAAGCCCTTACTTCCTGGTACAGGATTACATTCTTTTCCTGGAGATAAAGTTATAAGAGAGATAAAACTCCCTAAAATAGAATTTCAATATGGTGGAAGTACACCCCAAGAATGGGAAAAGCAAATAAGAGATGTAGAAAAAGAGATTGGAGATCCTAGCAAATGGACAATGAAAGAATATAATAAGTTGCAAGATATACTTAATCAATATAAATTTTGGAGACAAAATACAAAAGAAGGAAAAGCTGTTATAGACTATAGTAATGAACCAAATGAATATATAGTACCTTTACCAATGCATTTAAGAAAAAGTTTTACATATCTTGAACCTGGAAGTTTCTTTTTACCAAGTAGAGCTAACATTCCTGAAAATACCTTTAGTTCTGAAAGGGCTACATCAATAGGTGGAGAGAATGGAGAACCTGCTTTTTTAGTTCCTTCATTCAAATATGGAAAACCTCTTAGAGATGAATTTAATGAATTTAAAAAAACAGGTCATCATATTGGAGGACCATTTAAAACTTGGCAAGAGGCACAAGAGTATGGCAAATTAAGACACAAATTTATTGATGAAGGATATGAGTCTTTACCTACACCTATAAGAAGATGGGGAAAGGATTATAGTAATGAATCTTTTGGATTACCAAATAGATTTTTTAAAAAAGGTGGTTCAACAACTAATACTACTACTTTAGATCCTACAAATAGTCTTCCTATTAAATACGAGCAAGGAGTGGGAATATTACCTGAAGTAATAGTAAAAGCTAGAAGTGGATTTAAAGATGATGAATATCAACAAGCATTTAATGAAGCTAAAGATTGGTATAATCAATGGTTTTCATCTCCAATGTATGCACAAATAATAAAAAATAATAGAGGATATCCATATAATCCTCCTAGTAGATTTGGACAAAATTTTAATTTTTTAAGACCAACTGATCAATTAAGAGGTCAAGGAGTTGCTTCATCTTTATTTTCATATCCATATCTTCCAAATTATGATTCATTAATAAATTATCCAAATACTGAAGAAAACCCAGTAGAAGAAAGAGAGTTAATACTACCTAATATAAAATATAATATAGACAGAAAAAATTCTTTGCTAGGAAAAAATACATTAGGAATTAGTACACTAGCAGATCAAAATAATAAAAATATTTTATTACTTCCATCTTATCCTACTTTAACATTTAATGATAAATTATTTAGATCATATGATGATTTGTTAACAACTATGGTACATGAAGTAGGACATGGAATAAATAAAAATGGTGAAATTATACCTCCTCGTGAAAAAATTTCTGTGATGGCAAGACAACCCTCTTCATATTTGTCTTCACCTATGCATGCACAAGATCTTCAAAATGAAGATTTTTGGAATAGGTTAAAAAATAATGATCTTACATTACTAAAACAAAGAGAAAAAGATTTTAATTATCTTACTGTACCTGATGAAGTTATTCAACGCATAAGAGCTTTAAGATTTAACTTACAAAGACAAGGAATTTATAATCCTTTTAATTCTCAATTTAAAAGTGAGTATCTTGAAAATTATATACCTGTACCAAGTGCTGACCCACTTGAACAGTTAAGACAAATTTATAAAGATTATGATATTGAGTATTTAATGAATAATACAACAAGAAATAAAAGTAAAGCTAGTAATGCCGTTTAATATAAACTATAAAAAATATCAAACAGGTGGGTCCTCAGTAGGGACTACTACAACTATAGTTCCTTTACAACAAAATATAATTTTGCATACTCCTGGTACAGGAGGTTTAAATTATCAAGCAAGAAGAACAAATTTAACAGGAGATATAAGTAATAGATCAATAAAAGAAAATACTCCTATTCCTAGTTCTTTTAAAGATATTGATTTTTTGAATAACTATGCAGAGTTTAAAAAATCTTTTAGTAATGTACCTGAAGATTATAGTCCTACATCTGTACCTACAGAAGGGAATAAACATTGGAATATAAAAAGATTTGTAATAGACCCACATTTAACTAATACAATGTCAGATCTGGGTGTAAAAGGATCTACTCAGGAACAATTAAAAGCAAATATTTTATCTGATATGTATGAGTATTATCTCCTACAAAATCAAGGAAATAGAAATAAATCATTTAGACAAGCAAAAAGATTTTTACGCAAAAATATTAATCCAGTATTGAATGGACCATTTTTAGATCAATATATGAATGCTGATCCTGGTACTGTTCCAAACTTTGGAATGATGGACCCACTTAATACTTTTGCTGATGAAAATCCTATAAAAACCTTAGAGTCATATAATAAAGCATTTAGAGAATCTGAAGGAATGAAATTATATAGACCTAATTATAATCCAGATATATGGAATCGTGAAAGACTAAAGGATGTAACAATGGACTATCTGAAGAACTTCAGAAATATGTCAAATAGAGATGCAAAAAAACTATGGAAAAAATGGGAAGATGAAATAAATTATCAAATAAATGTAAGAGTTGGACCATCTCAATCATTACCTTCTTATGATATTAGTTCAGAAGAAGCTTGGTATAATTCAGATATTTTTAAAAATCCTGAAATATTTGCAAAACCAAGAACTAATCAAAAAATATTATCTCAAGCAAATAGAATGGTAGAATGGATTGGAGAAGACAATCTTCCTCATAGAAGATTATTTTCAACAATGGGTGATGCTGATAATTTTATGAAATATTTAACAAATGAGAAAAAGTCATTTGGTACTACTATTTCAAATAGAGGAATATTAGAAGAATCAGATAGAAGAGAATTTCAAATAGGAGGATCTGTTACAATTACAACTACTATTGTTCCTGGAATAATTTATATAAATCCAACTGATGAAGAGGGAATGAAAAAATATAATGATTATTTAAGTACAATAGAATTAATTAAATTAGCTAATGAACAAAATAAACTTATTAAACAAACTTTTGATAATTCAAAAACTTATAAAGAATTTCAAACAAAAAAAGATAAAATAAAAGAAAAATATACTAACGATAAAAGAAGAATGCTTGTTGATAAAACTTATAAAGAGTATAATAAAAATTTTCCAGAGGGAAGTGTTACTCTTCGTCTTTGGACTCCTGTTAATCCATCACAAGTATATGCTTTACAAGAAGATCCAATATTAGAAAAGACTTCATTAATACCAAGAGAAGAAAAACCTTATGTACAATTACCAACTTTTTCAATGCCTCCCATTACATTACGTCCTCCTGTTACAATTTTACCAAATCCCACTATATCAAATCCTGTTATTTTACCAAAGCAAAAAGAAGAAAAAATAAGATATCGTGGCAATGGGTATTGGAGACGTCAAGATAAAATGGATAGAAGAAAAATAAATAGAGGTATAAGAAGACAAGGTCAATGTTGGGGTAGTAATTGTGAGGATGATTTTGAATATATAACTGCTAAATATGGTGGACTATTAGGTTTAAAACAGTTCGAAAAAGGAGGATCTGTTGCAACTACAACTACTAGAGTACCTACTACAACAACTAATACAACTTTTCCTCAAATTACAGAACAAGAACTAGAAAATTTATATAACGCACAAATTGCTCTTAATAAATTTTATGAAGAAGAAGAACGCGCTGGGAGAATTAAAAAAGTAAGTCCTGAAGAAATGGATAAATTTGGAAAATATAATAACGACTACTATAATATAGATTCATTAAGAAAGAATAATCGTGAGTTTTATGATGGGATAATATATACTAGAAAAAATAGTAAGAATCAAATAGTACCTGATGACAATCTTTATAAAGAATATTATAATTTAAGTTCTAGTGAAGTTGCTGCTTTAGAAAGAGAAGGTTTAAATAAAATTAAAGCTGGAAATAAATACCAAGAATATTATAGAGATTTGATTCATCCTCGTCAAAATCTAATGGCTCCTTTTGCATTGTATGATAGTCGTATAACTCCTGATGGATTACTTATGTATGAACCAGTAGTACCTAAGATTGATGAATCAAATCAAGTTGCAAAAAATAGAGCTATTGCTAAATATCCAGGTGGGGCTGTTAGAGTTTTTACATATGATCCTTTTCGTATAAAGCCTCGTCACCTACAAACAGAAGAAGAGATTAAATTATGGGATCAATTATATAATCCAGATTTTACTCTTAAAATAAAACAAACACTACCAAACAGTTTACCAGAATTAGGAAAAGAAAGAACA